TTAGCTTATAAAAAATACAAAAAATGAGATTAGGAGATTTAATATATTACATAACCAAATACACAGGAATAAAATATCTTGTGGACAAATATCATTTATATAATGATACAAAGTGCAAATGTGATGACAGAAGAAAAAAATTAAACAAAATAAAAATATTAAGAAAATGATTCAATTCGATGAAACAGACTATAAAAAATGGGAGCTATTTCGAAAGTCAAAACGTAAGTCATTGCTTACCCGAGAATTTGAAATGGTGTGCCAGTTACACGCACTCTATTCAGTTCCTAAACACGACTACTACAAACCATGCACTTGTAATCCAAAAACAATAATTAGATGGATTGCTGACCTTAACAGAATCTTTGATAATGGCTTTGTCAAAGACTAATAAGTTAGAACAGATTGTAGTTTACACATTAAATGTAGATGGGTGGAAATTAAAATGGACTGGCGATAAGAATTTACCTTATGATGCCAAAGGCACAACACCTAAAGGAAAAGAATGTGTCATAGAAATGAAGTTCAGAAACACCTACTATGAAGATAAAATGCTTGAAGTAGATAAGTATGAATCTATGATGAGCTTAGACAATCACATTCTGAAGTTTTATTTTGTCAATGACCCTAAAGGTAATTTCATGTACTGGCTTAATGATATTGAGTTGCCTGAAACCACAAGTATGTATTGTCCTGATGCTACTCGATGGGCAAAAAAAAGAATGAATAAAGATGTGTATCTGCTTCAGGAAAATGATGCAACAATAATAAATGTGAATGACCTGAATTGAAGTTGTGAAATTTTTTGTATATTAGCCATATGGACAAACAGACAAGAGAATTTTACATTTCATCAGAGGAACAACTAGATAGTTTCTTATTCAATACAAGTTTTAAATTAACAAGCATTTTGCAAAAGCCTGACCATTGGGTGGTAGTAGGATATTTTAAAGACTAATAACATGACACAGAAAGAAAGAATACAAGAGCTTGAAGATAAACTAGCTCACGCTAAAGAAAACACACACGTCAGAGACATAACCAATATATGGGCAGCAAACAATGAACTATGTATTCAGTATGGAGACGATGACAACCTATTGGTCTTAGACATAGACTCTTTATTCCCTGACCTATCTCTTATTGTAACATTAACTGCAAGAGAACGAGACAAGACAGAGAACGAAAACTACGAAAGACTAAAGGAATCTTTAGACAAATTATAATGGATTATTTTGAAGGAGTTTTATTTGGAGTCGGAATGTCTCTGATTGTATTCGTTTGGATTGTCGATTATACAGAGAGAAAAAAATGATTCTTTTAGTAGATGCGGATTCTTTAATATTCGCCAGTTGTCTGACAACAAAAGCTGAGAACATGGAGAGTCCATTCTATGAGACAATAGATAAATGTCAACATAAGTTTGATGAGCAATTTCAGAAGATAGTAAATGACCTTGATGATATATATTCTATAGACAAGGTTATGGTATTCAATGGAAGCAAAGGCAACTTCAGGAAGATAATCACACCTAAATACAAAGCCAACAGAAAGAAGATAAACATACCTCCTTTGTTAAACGATATGCACCAATATGTATTTGATAATTACGATGGCATACAAGCCTTCGGAATAGAGACAGATGACTTGGTTGCTAGACATTGGTATCAGCTATCTCAGGAACTAGGCAGAGACAACGTAATGATAGTATCAATAGACAAAGACTACAGACAATTCCCAGCTTTGATATACAACTATCACCATAAACACAGAGAGGTGTTAAACATAACAGAAGAACAAGCCATTTACAACTTCTATGAACAGATGATAGTAGGAGACCAAGCAGACAACGTACAATATATGAAAGGTAAAGGTGCTAAGTTTGCACAGAGATATTTTGATGGTTGCAAAACACAATATCAATACACAAGAAAATTATATGAGCTATTCATACAAGAATACAAAGGCAAGGCAAGACAGAAATACACAGAATGTTATCATCTACTTAAACTAAGAACACAATGAAAACATTAGAAAATAATAAGATATACAATGAAGATTGTTTAGTTACAATGAGTAGAATTAAAGACAATAGTATAGATTTAATAATAACATCTCCTCCTTACAATAAAGCAGGATATGAAGGCTTTATTAGAAAAAGGCACTCTAAAGATACTTGGACAAGTCGAAACATAGATTATAACGATAATAGTCAAAATGATTTTATGATTGAAAAAGATTATCAAGAACAACAAATAAAAGTTTTAAATGAGATGCAAAGAATTTTAAAACCTGATGGTAGTATATTTTATAATCATAAAGTAAGAGTAGCAAAACACAAAGCCTCTCATCCTATAGAATGGATATTAAAAACAAATCTTACATTTAGACAACAGATAATTTGGAATAGAAAAGGTTCTCCAGCTTTAAGTCCAATTAGATATTTACCTACCACAGAATTGATTTTTTGGCTAACAAAAATTCCAATACAACCTAATTTTTTAAGAGATAAAAATGCTTTATTTACAAGTGAAGTGTGGGAACTATCACCTAAACCTAACAAACTACATCCTGCACCATTTTCAGAAGAAATACCAAAGAACATAATGATGTGTATAAAAGATAAAAAAGATTTTACAGTATATGACCCATATTGTGGAACTGGAACAACTTGTAAGGTTGCAAAAGATTTTGGATTTAATTTTATAGGAAGTGAAATAGTTCGTGAATATTATGACATTTCAAATAAAATTTTAAATAAAAAAGAAACACAAACTAAATTATTTTAAAATTAAAAACACAATGAACGTAAATTTAAAACCAATAGAGTTAGCCAATAAACTTAAAGAGATAACTGGCATAAACGTATTTGAAAACACAAGAAGAAGAAGTGTAATAGAAGTAAGGTCTTTATTATGTTATCTGATGAGAGTAAAACTAAAGATGAGATGGATAAGCATTGCCAACTTCTTTCAAGATAATGGTAAACACATCACTCATGCAACTGTAATAAATGCAGTCAATTCATATTCTACAAACAAACGATACAATAGCTCTCTTGCAGAAACAGAAAACTACTTTGTATTTAAGGATGATGTAAGTCTTGATGAGATAAACAAGATGAAATACCTAGAAGATAAATGCGAAAAGCTACAACAGAAACTAGACCTTCCATTGGTTAAGCTAGTGAGCAGAATACCTAAACACAGAGAAGAAGAAGCATTAGGCTTTGTCAGGAATGTTGTAAAAAGTTTTGAATGGAAATACAACGAGAAAGAAATTGTGTAAAAATTTACGTTATATAAATAGATTGAATAAACAAAAAAAATTCAATTATGGATAAGAGAAAGAATAATGGAGGTGCTAGAGAAGGCGCAGGCAGACCTAAGAAAGTAGATGAGCAGAAGCTAATTGAAAAGCTAGACAACCTAATAGATAGTGATAAGGTCATTGAGAAGTTAGGTGAGATGGTTCTCAAGGGAGATAGCAGAGCAATGAATCTATACTTTGGATATCGCTATGGTAAGCCAAAAGAATCTGTTGACATTACTTCAGACGAGGGAATAAACATTAGCTTTAAGGAGCTAATTAATTTCAAGTGATTGAGGTAAACAAAAAATACGCTCCTATTGCGACAGATGATTCTCGATATTTTATTATAACTGGAGGTCGAGGCTCAGGAAAGTCTTTTAGTGTTAATCTGATGCTTGTGCTTCTGACGTATGAAGCTGGGCATACTATCCTATTTACAAGATATACATTAGCCTCTGCTTATATATCTATCATTCCTGAATTTATAGACAAGCTAGAAACCCTAAACATATTTAGTGATTTCAGAGTAACAAAAGACGAGATACGAAATAAGAGGTCAGGAAGCAAGATTGTATTCAAGGGAATCAAAACCTCCTCAGGAGACCAAACTGCTAATCTAAAGTCATTACAAGGTGTTACAACTTGGGTGATGGATGAAGCTGAAGAATTAGTTGATGAGGACATATTTGACAAGATAGATTTATCAGTCAGACAACAAGACCAAAGAAACAGGGTCATGCTGATTCTAAACCCAACAACAAAAGAGCATTGGATAACAACAAAAGAGCATTGGATATATAATAGATTCTTTGAGGACAAAGGAGTACAGGAAGGTCAGAATATCTGCAAGGGAAACACAACATATATACATACCACATACAAAGACAACCTAGACAATCTCTCAGAGAGTTATATACAACAGATAGAGAATACATCAGATGCTCGGAGGTTGGTTAAGCAAAGCAGAGGGAGTTATATTCACAAACTGGAAAGTAGGTAAGTTTAAAAGAGTTGGTGTTTCTGTATTTGGACAAGACTATGGATTTGCATCAGATGAATCTACTCTTGTAGAGACTAATATCGACAAGGCAAATAAAACGATATATCTAAGAGAATGTTTCTACCTAACCCAGTTAACCACATCACAGATAGCTCAGCTTAATCTAAATCACGCAAAGACAGACCTTATTGTAGGAGACTCAGCAGAGCCTAGACTAATATCAGAGGTAAAGTCTAAAGGATGTAATCTTGTGCCTGCAATCAAAGGACAAGGGTCAATAACTTATGGCATCAGTTTGCTTCAGGACTATGACCTTATAATAGATGAGAATAGTATCAATCTTATAAAGGAGTTGAACAACTATTGTTGGTTAGAGAGAAAATCAAATACACCAATAGACAAATGGAATCACCTCCTTGATGCAGTCAGATACGCAGTATCGTATCAGCTTCAGAATCCAAACAGAGGCAAATATCACGTCAGCTAAAATAAAGTTGTAAAATATTTTGTGGATAACCAAAGATGTTGTATATTTGAAATATCAAACAACAAATACTAACCAAATCAATTATAAAAATGGAAAATTTAACTAAATTAGAATCTCAAGTTTTACGAACAATTTCTTTCGGTGATGAATTTGATGAAACACCAACTGAATGTTTTTTAAACATTATGGATTCTTTCTCAGGAACTAAAAATCAATTAAAAGGAGTTTTAAGTTCATTATTAAAAAAAGATTTAATATGGTTAGGCGAATATCCTAACGGAATGACTTCTTACCATTTAAACGATTAAAAACAAACAGGGAGGTGAGAGCCTCCCTTTTATTAACCTAACCAAAACAATTATGAAAAAGCAGATTATATGGACAGATGAATTAGTGCAACAGTATGCCTACTTCTATTGTCATAATAAAGACTGGAAAGGTCACAAAGGAACTACCAAGTCTAAACAAAAAATGAGAGACTTTAAAAAGAGAGTTTCTGACACCGCAGAATTTATTCAAGACAAACCAGTAGTTAATTCAGAAAAGGAATCTGACACCGCAGAATTTATTCAAGACAAACCAGTAGTTAATTCAGAAAAGGAATCACACAAAACTATATTATGGCAAGACTTCAGGCACGTTCCTGATGGCTATAATAAAACTGAGACCTCAATAATTAACCAGTCAAAATTAAAATAACAAGGGGAGGGTAAAACCTCCCTTTTAAAATATCAGACAATGAAAAAGACAGTAGAACATTACATCGCTTACTTAGTAGCTTTAATCCTAATGACCGCAGTATTCTTATTGCCATTTGCTGGATGTGCATTAATCAGATACATTTTTAATTTGTAGATTTACACAATGGACAAGAAAGACAGATT